CGGCGCGGTCTCCATAAAAGGTTGCGATGGCTGTTGTTGCATACCATTACCCAACGCACTCTTAATTGCATTTCCTAGTTGAGCACCTTGAGGCGCAGCCATACTTTGAGGAACCCCCTGCATTGGATTAGGTGCTTTAACCCCTCCCGCTCGTTGCTGCTGCTGAGTAACGGGACTAGCCATTGTTGCTGGGGGGATACCAGATTGTTGTAACAACTGGGCTGTTATAAGAGTATTTGGACTCGACTGCTGTAATGATTGCGACGAAATTGCGCCACTGTTTACACCATTGGCAATGTCCGCTGTCATTTGATCATATTGTTGTTGATGGTTAGCCATCCAAGCAGATCTTGCCGCAGGTGACATAGCTCTTAGCATTCTAGACATTTGATAAGCTTGTCCAAACCGACTGCGACTTTGCCCCAATCGATCCAAAACATTTTGTGAGTTTTGTGCTTCAATCGCGGCTTGCAATGGCATTAATTTAGTGCCCTCTTGCGTATGCGCCGTGTTCGCTTGAACCAATGGAATCTGTGCTTGGCTTAAACCCAATTTGGCTTGCACCATTTGTGGGGCAACTCCTGCAGCAGCTTTAGCAATTTGATTTTGGTAATATGCGTTGCGAGCAGCTTGTGCTTGTCTAAAACCATTAAGGAGCGCATCACCAATCGTAATAGGCTGATGTGGCATTGGAATGTTTAATGGCATCACCATTAGAAAATACCTCCTAATAATCGACCGGCATCTCCAAGCGCGCCCATGATGCCTTGTGAATCAGCTTCATCCTGACCCATTTCAGCTTGACCACGTTGACCGTACATACCGGCTAACGCATTACCTGCTTGCATTCCCCAATTACCCATTTGACCTGCAGCTCCTTGACCCATGCCAGCTAAGTGACCTGCACCGCCTAAGAAGTTATTGTAAACACCTAGACGTTGTTGGAGATATTGATTTCGGTCGTTGTTTGCTAGTTGTTGGTTATAAGCGTCCATTTGTTTCATTTCAGGACCACTCCCTAACTGACCGCTCGCAGCGGCTGCAGCATTAGCGCCAATATCACCTTGCTTCTCTTGAAATTGTGCTTGCGGAGACATTTGATAGTTCTTCATCAAGTGACCAATAAATGCATTGGGATCTTGCATGGCGTTCACACCTTGCTGATATTTCCCCAACTCTCCTTCACCCGCCTGTAAGAAAGGATTCATAAAACCACGTGCTTGGTTGTAGTAGTCTTTAAGCGCGCCCATTCCCTGCGTAATGCCTTTACGTAGATCGCTATACCCCTGACCTTGTCCGCCACCAAATAATTCATCAAAAAGTCCCATATCGTTTTCCTATGTTGTGGTTACCGTTTTCCATGCGCCATTTTCACGAATCTGCTTTTTATGAAGCGTGGTGTTGTAAAACTCATATCCATTTTCTATATCAACCATGGCATCTCTTTCTGCTGTTGTTCTACGAGAAACAGCAATGCGCTCATTGGTGACATGCGCTTCTAATGTGGGCTTTAAAGTGTTAATCCACTGCAACCACGTTGGATGTAAACGACCGTCAGCCCCTAATAAGTTAGTTTCTGTCGGCGGATGCCCTATTTGTTTATTTACCTGCCCTGTCATCGCACAAACTCGTCATAGTTAATCGCCGCACCCAACAATGTCGTTGGAACGGAATGCCAAAATTCAATCTTTGGGACAAAATCGGTTTGAGAACCCAACCTATACCACTCACTCGTATAAAGTGATTGGCTCATCTTGCCTAATGAGGCCTCTAATGCATTGCCGTAGGTTAATCCGCCATCTCTTGAGATGCTTAATCGAACTAATGGATCTTGTGTGATACCAGTTGCAGTTCCTACACCATTAACCAGATCAAGTTCAAACCGATTGACTCGGAAACTTTTTAAAGACGGTAATGAGAATGGTTTTCCAATGCGCATACGACGGTAGGAATCACCATTTTGGTCTGCATATTGAGAACTCATCTCATAAAGTTTGTTTGTGCTGTAATCACCCACAAAGTGAGAGCCCAAGAAGTTGGCATAACACTCACCTTTGAATCGCTTGTCTGGCAGCGACTCACGCTCAAACCACTTCTTCGTACTAAAACTATAAACCCAAGTGTGATTGGCCGTCGTAAAGCTGATCTCATAGAAGATCTGACCATTTTCTTTATAGATCATGCCAGAGGCATCACTGACAACATGATCAATCTCATACCCCTTAATGATTCTATCGAGGGCCGGTGTACTGATAATTTGTGGCTGACCACCATCTGTCACACGAACAGATCCCACACCATTCTTAGTTGAAGCGAGGAAAACCAATATCCCGTAATTCTCAACAACCGAGGCGCGTGATGCACACCCATACTCAAAGAGCATGTTGTTATTACGTTGGAATGGTGTTGTACCAACCGGATCGTCATACCATTGTTCAGTAATGTTTTTACCAAAAATAAACATCCGACGATTAACAGTAGCAATTGCGATACATTGATCAGGTTTAGAAATAATCTTTTCAGTATCCGTAGAATTCCAATTCAGACCATCATTCAGTGCTGACCAATACCAGTCATTACTCTCACCTTCTGTCACGATGAAATATCCATCCACATTGGTGACGTCAATTGGTTGTGCTGGAAAGTCAGGGTCCACAATAGGAAAGGTTGCTGTTGAGGTGGTAAAATTCCACAAATACCCTTTTACAGCATCCACTAAGAGGATTTCATTCTCATTGACAGAAAAACGTACCGGTCCTGTACTGGTTGTCAGGGGGGAGCCAAGGGAACTTACTAAGAAACCATTGTCCACACGATATAAAATATCACCATACACAGCATATAAGTAATCACCATGCTGAAGCATCCCACGACAACCCACTGTGTCATCCGCGCCCATAGACGCTTTCTGAAGGAGTCCTGGCATGTCTTGCAGCACTGACGGCTCTTTTCCTTCGGGGTCATTAATCTCATATAAATTCACGGTCCTTTGTGAATCAATCTTTGGCACAATCTCAGGATTGGAACTCCCGATCAATGGATAAGGTACTTGACGCATACTCATGAGCCCCACCCTCCATTACGAATGTCTTCGCGGTAATGACCGCTTCTGAAAAATTGGTTTGGCCAAGATTGACCGTTAAATGGCGATTCGCTCTTCAATCGAGCAAACATGCGCTGATACTCTTCTTCAATATATGCTGGCATTTGCTCGACGTGATAAATTGCATTCAATTCACGCGACAATGCAAACTGTAAGAAACGACGATAGATTAATGCGAGGCTCGTCAATTTAGTAGTGAGTGTCCACTCACCTGTTTGAAACTTGCCAATCAACTCACACGGATATGCTTCAGAAGGTTTATAGTAAAATATAATCTTTGAACTGTTGGGGGTTTTAAACAGTAATACTTGTGATGGAATTGACGCAGTAGAATCAATTTTAGGCAACTGATAGTAGTCTGCGTAGTCTAATACCTCGACAGGATATTTAACGCCGCCTAATTCCACCGTACAAAATTCAAGCGAAACTAATGGCGCATGATTTACATCCGGCGCGGTCCCTTGATCAATGACATATTCAGCCTGATCAGGTTTTAAGGTAAATTTAACACTTTCATAGAAAGGAATATAAATACTGCTTGAATAGAGATTGGCAATGAGCATATTCAATCGATCTAGACCTTCATCGGCTTCATAACCTGTCACATCACGATCAGCGCCGATAATACCGGCATCGCGATACGCACGAAAGATTAAATCTTTAACCGTCGTAATGGCCATTGCATCCCTCCAAAGATGGACGGGGTCAAAAGACCCCTATCCAATTAGCCATTAGCTCAATATGGTCACACCATAATCAGCAAACGCTGCAATCGCAGGCAGAATGTCAACACGGAAACGGTTAGTTGAAGACTGGATATTACCTTGCTTCACAACACGAACAGACATTTGAGAATCATTGTCTTGTGCAGAACCATTTTCAGCGCCATCAATTCCAGGCATACGTAAACCAACAACTGAGAATGAATTTGGATTCACTGCATAGTTGTAAGTTACCTTACCGGAAGCATCTGCAATAACAGTTACTGCGTCAGCTGCTGTTGGCAGACGATCAACATTTTGACGTGGACCTGTTAAGTTCATTTCAGGTTGAACAGTCACGGTGATATCGCCACCACTTTCAGTTGCATCCGCTTGAACAACAAACGTCACAAGTTTGTTAGTGGCTTGTTTACCCGCTGGCGTCACATACTTAACGTCAGCTACGGTGAAACGATCACCTTCTTTTAATACACGAGAAGCTGTCGCGCCGGTTAGAACGATTTGGTTTGCACCGCTAACAACAGTCGTTTTAACAGTCAATGTGTCAAGACGAGCACTACCAACCGTGTGAGTACCCACGTAGTTAGACTCCATGCATGAGAAACCAGCAACGTTTGGAAGGTTTAAGTCTCTCAAGATTGGGCTAGTGTATGGTTGGTTAAGCACAGTTGTTAAGCCTGCACCCAATTTGTTGTAGTTAATTGGATTCAAGATAGCCACGCTGTCTTCACGAGGAATTTCCATGAATGTAAACATTTCATGGGCATCACCCAAAGGACCGTAACCATTGATCACAGTACCTGCAGTACCAACGCTCATGTAATAGGCTTTCTTCATTTCAGCCATAATGCGCGCTTCAAGTTTTGCTTTTAGTGCACGAACCGCAGGAATCATCACGCGATTTTTCCAACCCTGTGCTAATTGAGGGCCGTCAGGACTACCTAACTCCAACAACTCTTCCGTTGAATCATAGTTGATCATGACGTTAAGTGGTGTACCAACTGTCAGTGCAACAGTTTCCTCTAACAAGTCAGCATCAGTTGCTGTCATTGCTTCACCAGCATTGAAAAAGTTTTGTTTTGGAATATTGATGGTTGTACCCGGTGCATAAGCACGGTTTTCAAAATCTTCTTTACCAATGTTTCCGCCGATCTCACAAGCCGGTGTAGAATCTTCAAGTTCAACCAACATTTCTTTTGCGATCAAACTCGATACATTAATTGTATTAGCCATTTTAAATTACCTATCAGTTAATTCGTTTATTACTTCCGACGGGCGCGTCGACGCATCGACAACTCTTCCCTCGGACTCCTGTCTGAGTACGTTTGTTGATAGGCACTTCCTGATGATTTTGGCTCTGAGACTGGCTCAGGTGCATCTGAGACAATTTTTGGTGATGGAGCACTTAAACGACCACGGTATTCTGCGACCATCAGTGCTTGCTGTGCGGGCGCTAAACTGCGAATACGAGCAAATTCTTCTGGATCATTCTTATGCATCTTATAAAGAACACTTGGGTCCTTTTGATACATGGCAGCTTCTAACATAGCGTCAGTACACAGATCGCTCATGTCATCACGAAAGTTCGCAAACCCTGGATCTTTCGCAGCTTCTTGATCCACCTTTTGGACAAAATCCGTCACCATATTCTGGCGCTGTTCAAACTGACGTTGCTGCTGCACCGCTTGTGAAACAACACCCATCAATTCATTCGGGTTAATGCCTGGTTGTTGCTGATTAACTGGTTGTTGATAGGCCTGTTCATGTACCGGTTGTTGATATTGAGGTTGCTGATATTGATGCAGCACCTCTTGTTGGCGTCTTTCAGCCTTTCGGCGTTCGCGTGCAATACGCTCTTGTACCACTCGATCAACATCCGCTTGCGTGTAGGTCTTCTCAACACCTTGTTCACCAGCGACTTGCTCATTATTCGCCTCTGAAACGGGCGCTTCTGTTTGTGTTTCAACAGATGTTCCTACTTCAGGTGCGCTCTCACTTACCAAATTGTCTTGATCCACTCCATAATCCTTGTAGGTTGGTGCGTATCCCATGCTTAACGGTTGCATGTAATCCCGCCGTGACTAACACGTTTGAACCGGCATAAATCCGTGAGAAAAAAGTTACCAGAATGGTGGTGAAATACAGTTAATGTGTAGTATAATGCTCGCATCATAACGGACTAATGATCAATTACTTAAGAAGGAAATCTAATGGAAAAAGAGAACTTTGTAATTTTCAATAAAAATATCGCAACAAACTTAGAATCTGCTCTCCACAAAAAACGACTTAGCAAAACCGAACTAGCCAAACAGGCGCGTGTCACTCGACGAATAATCACGACATTGGCAAGCTCTTCTGATTTGGCCAACCCATCTGTCTATACTTTGAGCAAGGTAGCCAGCATTCTGGATGTGACTATTGATCAACTGATCTATGGTAAGAATGACTCACAAGAAGATCATATTATCCTCAAGTATTTAAAGCTGACAGATAAGAAGTCTAAGAACATGATCATTGCGTCGATCAAAGAAGCGGTTAAATCTACTTAATTCGCTTAGCAATGAGCTTACGACGTGCTTTGTAGCTGACTGGCACATCTTTTCCTTTGGGGCTTTTACCCAATACTTTATTTGCCTTACGATCAATTTTCTCTTTCTGAGATTCACTTAAATTGCCCTTTTTAACTTGCTGAGAAGCACGTGCTTTGGCATTTCTTGCATGTGACTTGTCTGGCATTGGGTATTTACGCTCTTTCGGCAAACCAAACGTTGATGATTTGAGTTTTTTACGTGATTTTGTACTTAACTTAGCCATATCTATCTCCTATCGATGCGATTTTTCAACCTGCTTAACAATCTCAGTTCGAGCTCTGACATCCGTTTCATTTTCCTTAACAGCCAATGCCTCTCGATCAAGGTGGAGTTTGGCTGACTTTAGTTCATTTTCCATTTGTTGAAAGTATTGATCTGCTTGTTGTTTTTGTTCTTGTAACTGCAGCTCTTGTTGCTTTAATTGCGTTTCAATTTGCTGCTGTTGCATGGCTGTGTTATTTAGCTGCTCATTATCTGCGCGTAGTTGCTCTGCTGGTTCTTCTGGATCGTTAATGTAAAGACTTAAATCTTTAACGTCAGTTGCTCGATACATCTTA